AATTGAATCCTCTGTATCCAGTGGTTGCAGTAAGTTCTTGATCCAGTTCAAAATTTTCTACGGTATTACCGTCAGCGAAACCAATACGATTGTTTTGTAATTGTGTATTATCTACACCAACAGCAGCAATAGTTACATGTCCGTTGGCATCAACATCAAAATCTTCTTGTGCGAAAGAAGCAAGTCCTTTCTGCTCTGTTGCTGCTGCACCGAGATATCTCCACCCACCAGCATCTGAAGCATCAGTGTGAGTTGGAGCACCACCACCTGCAGCGATTCCTGTAATTGATTGATATACTCTACTACTATCTTCAATAATATCATATCTAACATATGTTGTACCTGCTGCATATGCCGCATACTTACTACCTTCGGTAGCAGTAGCAATAGGTACGTTTGTTGAACTTGTCAGTCTGCCATAGGCATCTACTGTAAATTTTGTAGCATTTACAGTTTCTGTACCAAATGGTTCTGAGTTAGATCCAGCACCAGAAACTGATGTTAGTGATTCTGTATTATAATCTCCAGCAGTAACTGCTGTAGTGATCATATCAATGGTTGGGTTACCACTAATACCAGCACCTTGACTGATAGAAATTCTAGTTGCAGTACCAGTAATAGTTCTGGTTTGCATATTACCACCAGAAGTTCTGGAAATAATACCAGTGGTGGTAAGACCTGCAATTGCTGCCAGGTCAAGATCATATGCCTGTGCTGATTGACCCTCTACTGTTCCATCCAGACCATATTCTGAAAGACTGGTTGGTGAAGATGCATTAGTAATTCTACCTTTAGAATCAACTACAACTTTTGTATATGTTGCACTTGACGTGTTAGTACCATCATAATGTGGAAGTGTTGGTACTAAATCTAAATCTGCTGAAATCGTGATGTTTGTTGAACCATCAAAGATAGCAGATCCGTCAAGGTCACCACCAAGAGTAATCTGTCTAGATGATGCAAGACGAGCAGCAGTTGAAGCATTACCAATTAATGTTGCAGTAACTGTACCTGCTGAAAAATTACCATCAGCATCTCTTTGCACAAGAGTGTTTGCTGTGTTTGAAGTAGATTCAACAGGACGTTCATATCGTAATGTATTCCAGGGAGAAACGCCATCACCAATCTTGATACGTCCAGTATCAAGTTCGATTCCCAATTCGCCTTGAGCGAGAGTTGGGTTCGCGTTCGCCCATTCTTGAGCACCACCCCTCCTTAATTGAATTCTATTTGCCATTTTTTACGACAACCCGTACAGTTAATGCTTCTGAGTTATTTATGCCATTAAAAAGGGAGGATTTCTCCTCCCTGGTATTATTCGGTTAAACCGACCTGAAGATCCTCAGAATCTTCCTCTGGAGGAAGAGACATCGTTTCCTCTTCTTCTTCTGGATTATAGTACTCTAGTGTTTCAATAGCACCTTGAAGTTTGAGTGCTGTTGTTTCATTTTCTTTGATTTTATTAGCAAGTTGCTGATTTTCTGCAATCAACTTAGAAAAACGCTCTTTGAATTGAGCAAGCATCTCACTTTGAGAAACGGTTTCAACTGTCATAATTAACTATTTTGATTTTGGACTAACGTTAGTAGAAGCGATTTGATATCGTTCATATCAGATTTTAACTCAGAAACCTCTTTTTGTAAAGCTTTCTTTTCTGTCAAATCCTTTTGGCGTCTATTATAGGACGCCATATATTTATCATAGTCAGATTGACTGGCACTAACAATGGCATTAGAGGAGGGGTCTCTATACCACCCCTCCTTCCCCTCCACAGGGATTAACTTTTCTTCATTCAATTCTTTCATTAGGTAGCAAGGGCGATACAGCGAAGGTCTGCAATTAATGGTACTCTTGCCTGATTTGAAGATCTCATTACAATTTTAATTTGGAATGCATTGAAATTCAAACCACTGACTTCATAATAGTAATCCTTCCAAAGAATTTCTTCGTTAGGAGAAGCATCATATTGCAGTGGAGTGTCTATTAGAGTCCAACCAATAGAATCAAAATCATCATTTGTACCAGAACTAAATGCTCTGTAGTAGATTCTAACATCTGCCTCAGGAGGACGAGACATTTGTAAATCAATTCTCAGAGATCTAGATTCTCTGATCAATCTTGCAAGACGAGTGATATAAACCGCGTCATTACGATCACCGAAAGGCAGAGTAGATACATCTTGCGATGTGTCAATCTGTGATTGCTGACCATATGCATCAGGACCACCAGGCCACTGATTGATTCTATTTGAAGTTGTGATTAATGAACATCTATCCAAATCAACTACAGGTGAAAGTGTATTTTTTTCTGTAGAAAGATCTACCTTCATCGTGAATGATTTTTGACCACTCAATTTAGCAAGTTCATTAACCTCAGAACAAATCATTCTTGGATTATTGAACAAGTTCAGATCATTTAATGTTACTGGAACATATGAACCATCATTAACAAATGATGCTTGATCTACACTGGTGCTTCCATCTCCAATAGATGTTGCACTAGTAGTATTTACCCTAGCAGTGATATCGGTTTCTGGAAGATCCATGACCGAGACACTAGGTGTCAGAGTTTCAAATTGAATATTCTGAGATGCATAAACATTGATACCACCACCTCGGATTCCACTATTTGCAACACCAGTGATGTGTAGCATGTAAGTATCTAACCATGGGCAAGACACAGATGTATGAGTCTTATTAATATCAATCAGTGGAATGCCATCCAAGTTGTAACATTCAACAACAGAACCTGATGGATGTGTAGTATCTGTAGTTGAATTTGAACCTCTACCAGAAGTTGCTACAGTGATTGTCTTACCATCACTAGAGATTGCCGAATACTGAATTAATTCACTATTAATACGAATGTATCCAGGATTTGAACCACTGACAACCGATCCATTTACTGTAGTATGGAAAGTATTAGCATCAAGAACAGATATACTAGTAGCACCCGCTGCTAATGCACCTGTCAGAGTAGTTGGTGAAATTTCAGAAATAACACCCTCAACACTTACATTATTAGATCTGTTGTACATTCCATGGTTTTGATGATAAACCAAGACTTCAGTTTGATCGGTATCAAATGTAGGTGCTGCAGTCAAATATGCGCCGTAAGAGTCACCACTCTCAGCAGAAGAAGTGACAGTAGCAGTCCATCCACCAGGTTCAGAAAGAGTTTCTGTATCCGTGAATGCGCCAGTAATATAATGAAGAACTAAGTTAGTAGAACCATCCCAAGTCTTAACAATACCGACTGAGTTTGAAGTTGCACCAGTAACAATATCACCAACTTCCAATGTTCCAGAAGAACTACCAGCAACAATTGTTGCTAATGATTCGGAAGATCTTACCAAATATGTATTGGCAGTTCCTTGTAACCAAGACCCAGATGCGTCATTGATAGTCAAAGTATCAGAAACGGAACTCGAAGTTGTCGTTGATATGATAGTAGCTTGAGCAGCAGTAGTTTGCTGTAGAAGACGAGCACCTTGACTAAATGTGTATTGAGTTACAGCAGGTCCAAGAGACAGAACTTGTTTTGGTTTGATTGTTTGAATTGGATTTTCAATCAATCTATGAATACCATTGTTACCTTTACCTTGAGGTGCGTTCTCTAAAGTTACTGTACCTGTAGTCGAAGTGAAGTTTGCACGATAAATCGTGAATTTCAAGTCTTCATACTGGTCAGCAGTCCAGGTAGATGCGTTCTGAGACTTAAACAGAACACCAGCATATGGTTGTTCGGAGATTGTTCTAGTTCCAGTTACATCAACATCACCCATTCTAGAAATCCAAACCTGATATTCATTTGAGTCGGAAAGTAGAACAAAACAATATTCTACTGAAGACTTAATATAAACAGGTGCTTTGAAAGAGAATCTACTAGGAACAGCAGCACTTTCTGAGATCTCAATATTATCTGGTGTAATTGTTACATCAGAGAAAGGAAGGATAGTCTTAGTTGGATATCCATTTTCCATGGTACGAATCTGCATGGAGATAGGAATATTCGCATCCTTAGTATTGAAGAAAATATCAACACCAGTTAAGAACATACCACCTTCTTCTTCAATAATGAAGGACTGTGCCAGAGGGTCATACCAACCAACCTGACGAGTCTCTGTTCTAGTTGTCTGGACAACTCTGTCTTCACTAACAGTATCGGTAACAATTTCAGCATTTCTAACTGCCAAAATATTTTCACGAACAGTTTGAAGAGTACCTGTTGCAGAATACGTTGTTTGTGCAGAAGAATCTACAGTACCAGGTGTCTTCAGATTAGTTTCCGAAGTTGTGAAACGCAAAGAGCGAGTACCTGTTGCCCAACGTGGGTTGGCATCATTCTTAGGGGAAGGAATGAATAATGTACCCTGAACATTACCAACGTTATCAGTGAGGATGCGACGATCTTTTACCACCGCAATTGCACCTGACGTTTGACCAACTAAAAGTTCCCCAACCTGAACATTACCAAAATGATTTGGTGATATATTCTCAGAAATTTCAGTGATATCATGATTTAGATATACTGTTTGGGATGAGTATGAAGTTGGAAGAGTTTCTGTACCCTTACCATATGGATTAGTTTTATATCCATCATCAGGTGCAACAACTTTAAGTTGGCAACCAGAGGTTTGTCCAGTAACAGTTTCACCTACAACAAAAGGAGTTTCGTTGGTTCTATTATCAGTGGTGGAGTTTTTGATAAGTTCAACAACTTTTGGTGTGATGTAGTTAGTGACATTATCACCGTCAAAGAATGCATAGAATCTTGTACGGGGTTTCATACGATCAACGTTGAAACCGATATTACGAGAGCGAATCCAAGGAATTACTGTACGTGACAGGATTGTATCTCCCAAAGACTTCTGTTCAATCTTAGGAATAACTCTAGTACGAATACCCTGACGTGCTTGGTTATTAACAACACGAATAGTGCGACGTTCGTGAAGATAGAATAGACCTTGACGACGCTGACCGTGACCTGCACGACCTAACTGACGACCAACACCATATGTACCAGATCTAGATGTAAATCTATTTCTAGATTTAATTGTCTCACCCGTCCAAGTTGTCTGCCAAGACTGCCATTGAATAGGAGCAAAACCATTCTGATCAACATTGAGATCTCTAGAAACAGCAGAGAAATCACCTTCAACGTTTTCAACCCGAGCAGGAAGACGCTCAATATCAATCCAGTCATCAGATGCAGGTGTTAAATCAACACGACCAATAAAGGTAAATACGTTGAATGGATTGACATTCTCAGTTCTAGATGCATATGGTTGTGTAACAATTGCAACATCATCATAGGGAAGCATTACTACATTACCATTAGTCCTAACGACATTAGTAGATGCTGTAGGATTATATCTAAGTCCTACATTAGTAGTATAGTGCTGAGGACGCAACTGACCTTCTCTAAAGTCTAAAGAACACTTATAATCGACGTTTAATACATCGCCAGTGGTGTGATCAGTAAAGTCATCAACAACATAACCATTTTTCAGACGGTCGAAACCATTTTCATCATAGGTCTTAGTATTATCTGCTTGAGACTCAAGCATAGACAATGATGTATAGTATTCAACATGAGTCAATCTCTGCTCAATATCACCAATGTCCTTCATTGTATAACGTCTGAGAACTTCTGGAGTAATCAGAATATCTCTTTCAGGATCAAAGACGTATGGTTTGTATTCAATAGTCGCTAAAAGCATTGAATTTTGAACGTCTGATGGTGGAATCAAGTAGTAACCAGAAACACCCTTAGCAATTCTAAGTGCTCCATCATGCGATAAGAATAGTTTGTCAATTCTAGGAAGATACCAAGCATAGTCTGCACGGAATGAAGAATTGACTTGCATGATATCGAAGATTGTTGATCCAGTATTATCAAATACTCTGGATACAAAATCAAACGTAGTACAATTTACAAAGTATGGAGCACTGATTGTGCCTGATCCATTTCTTAAGTTCTTAATACCAGGACGGAAATCGATTTGATCTCTAATAAACTTAATAGAACCATCTAATTTATAGTTAGGAATCTCTTTGAAATTAATTCCACTATAAGATTGTGATGAGAAGTAATCACCAGAAGATGCATGTGCGAAATAATCAAAGATTACCAGCAGTCTTCTTGTCGGAGGTACAGCAGTACTTAATCTTCTTAATCGTGAAACATCATAGTAATTAGTTTTCTGTCCCGCTTCAAGTTCAAATTGATTTGTAACTACTTTACTACCAGCAAAAATTGAAGAATCCGAGTCATCAATAATACCAGTAATATCTTCATTAGCAGAATTGAAACCATTAATAGTTTCACCCTGAACGAATGGAATCTCATTTAGTCCAACATAGTACAACTTCAAATCTGCATTAGAGAATGAAATTACACGACCTCTAGCACCAGAAGTCTTACCAATAATTAATGTTCCACCTGCAAAGAAGACTGATTCAGTTAAAACTACATATGGTGCCGACGCATCATTCTCATCATACGATTCATATACTGCATGAACTCTATATACATCTTGAATACCAAACGAGAGATCTTCATCTTCAACTCTGGTTCCGTATAGAGCACTAAATGTAAGTCCTGTAGGTTGTTCTACTAAGTCTTCTACTGTTTTGAATACTTTTAATGCCTGCATCTTAGAAGCAGTCTTCAGTTTCTTAGAAACAGTGTTCTTAGAAACCAATGCGGTCAGAGTGACTGTTGCAACTGCACCTAATCCACTAACCGTAAATGATTGATTATTAGCACCAAAAGAAGCAGTTAGATTTGCAGCATCTACCTCAGCATCAATATCAATATTTTGACCATTACTATATGTGCCAGAACCACCATTACTAACGACAGTTAAGACATAATTATCAGAAGATAATGCTGCGAAAGATTCGGTTTCAGGAACAGTAAAGGTAATAGAACCAGTGGTTACTGTTTTTGAAGAGAAGTTTCTATATACAAAGAATGATTCATCATCAAGAGACTTCATAGTATCTTCTGGAAGATCGAATGAAAGTTCTCCATTCTGATAATCTTTTTGGAAGATAAACGGACGCAATCTAATTAGTTCGCTATATTCTCCATCAGTTACTGTACCATTCAACAGACTGCCATCAATTTTTGCAGTTTGCTCTGCAAAATCAAAGATTTCATTTCCAGCACTAACTGTAGATTTCTTATTAGCTGCTGTTGTTGCAATAGCAGTAGGATCAACTCTTAAAATGCGATGAGTATTTACTCCCTCAAAATCAGAAATTGTTGGAGTAACAACGTCTCCAGGACGAAGATCTTTTTCAAACCTAGTTCTGAAACCAGTAATTTCATCATCTGTTGTATCATCAATATCAACTGTAGATGCCTCAACAGGTCGAGAGTCATTCAGAATAAAATTAGAACCAAAGATAATATTACTGCCACTATCCTTACCAAAGCACGATCTAGTATCACTTAACTGATAAGACCATGCTGCTTCAAGAGTACCAACTGTTCTTCCATTTACTTCTAGAATTTCACTATTAATGAATACTCCATTGACCTGCTCAAGATAAATGTAGTGACTACCATTTCCAGTATCAGCAATGTAACCAGCTGCTCCAGATGTTTTACCTACAATTCTAGTTCCTGCTGTATATGGTGTTACAGCATTAGCAATGTTCAGAACGGTGAACATCTGAACATCAAATACCCATAGGTCATAAACACCACCAGTTATATTAGGACTAATTCCAAATGGTGACGTTGCAGCAAGAGCAGTAGAAGTCTTCTGTAACTGAACAGTTCTACATCTACCAATTCTATTAGCACCTGCCTTTACTGATGATGTTGCATTCGCAGCATAATCATCATAAAGATCTAGAATCTGATATGCGTCTGTTACTCCATCACCAGAAACTTCTGGCCAACCATAAACATCATAAACTTTCAGGAAATTGCCAAGGTTAAAGTTGATAATTCCATTTTGACGAGTATCGAAATCCCTTGGTTTATCAACATCAACGTATTGAGGTGTAATAAACTCTGTTCTATAACCCCTAATATATGCAGTTCCAGGAGAAACTTCTAATGCTACCTTAGAATCTGTAGCAAGGTTTCCATTACTAGAAGTCTGGTTCGCACTATACACACCATTATTAAATCCGTCATTGAGATGCTCGCGAGGAGTTACATCAAAAGTATCAATGACATAATCGCCAGACTCTTCATAAGTCCTACGAGCCATCGACTTCTCAAGTTCGCTATATGCTGTTCTCTCAACAAAACTTTCTACATTACTGTTATTGATCCTGAGAAGTTCAATAAAGTTTTTATCTGCCTCATCAGTAATTAATCGTTTTACAAACTGAGTACCAATTTTAAATCTATGGGCACCAGGTGCAGAATAATTTGATGTTCCAGCAGCATTATCATTCAAAGATTCATCATCTTCGGGGGTGATAATAGATTCTAAAATTTCTAAACCAATTCTATAAGAAGGGTTAGTATCATATTGATTCAGAATCAAATAACTAGAAGGTACATTAACAAAATGACCTCTAATGAAATAAACACCGTCGCTAATGTATGCTGTCGATCCGACTGCAGTTGCATTAACAGGCAACAATTGAGCAAATGGAGTGCCAATTTCAATCAGCGTTGTACCAAAAGTAATTTCCTTACTTGCAATCAACTGTTCATTGATTTGGAAAGTCTTCAATGCAGATTCAGAAGTTGTATCCCCAGAATCAATATACTTTACATATAGTGTGACATATCCCCTCTCAGATTCAGAGGCAGAGATGCTATACAATACTTTCGCCTTAACACCTGTCGTCAAACCCTCAATGATAGTACCAGTCAATTGAGTTCTGTATGTCTCAACATCACTACCAAGAAAAGATTCTTGCAGCAAAATTGCCTGTACATTTAAGTCATATCCCACTTGTCCAGGGATGACCATAGCACCATCTTTGAATAGATGAGAACCAACCGATTCGACTTGATTTTGCAGAATACTCTGCATTGTGCTAAGTTCTCTCGCCTGAATTGGAAATCCAGGGCGGAACAGAACTCGATAAAAATTCCTATCCTTATCGAAGTCGTCGTAATAAGGTGTAACGTTTAGATTGGTATTTTGTGCCATTAGAATTCGATGACGATTTTAATATCTTCTACCTGGTCGTTTGCACGACTAATTGATCTTCTATTATCTATATAAACAACATTACCACTGTTGGATTCAATCTCGGGTTTTGCATAACCGTTATTGAATCTCATACCCAAATCATATTCAGTGTTGTTAATAGTCCTAGAAGCGGTATTTGGAATTGCTGGAAAATTCACATCTGGTTGTCCAGCAGCACCAGATGTTGCTCCACTGATAACATTGGATCCATCAAACTCGTTCTGAGTACCAGTAACTTCTGGGAAAATACCATCAATAGCATTCTGATAATACTTCAGAAGTTTAGTGGTGGGATTCCAAGAAATTACACGACCACGAGCAGTGACGGTTTGACCACCTACTGTACGAGATTGAGTGATAATTTCATCAGGAACATAATTACCTTGGAACGTAGGAGAGAATATCACTGCCTTTGCAGCAGAAACAGTCAAATCAGAAATTAATTCTGCCGTACCAAATTTTAATGGATTAGTAATCAAACCAATACGACGGTAATCATTATCAATTGGGAAGTCTCCAGCACCTTCATCATATGAAAGTTTGGCATTGATCATGACACGGAATGCGCCAATCTCAACAACTGCAACGGCACCATGACCACCTGGAGGAGGAATGATGACATCAACTTGACCACCCGCACCAGTACCGATACCAGTGATGGAATCAATACTAATTTTACCGAAGGTATAACTAGTACCACCAGATGTAACAGTGGCAGAAATAATTTTACCACCATCTACAACGATAGAAACACGACCACCCACACCATCGCCATTAATAGCAACATTATCGTATGTGCCATTATTATATCCAGATCCTGAAGCATTAATAACTACAGTATCAATTTCACCAGCGACTGCGTTTGTCTTCACCGCATCATTGGTGAAAACTGGCATATACTCGTTAGAGAAGAATTTAAGAACCGATGCTACGGGAATAGTGTACATATACTTCCAACGATATCCATCACCAGTAGTAATGATAGATGTGGAAGTTCCTGTAGGTTCTACAGTAGAGGGTTTTCCGTTAGGATCTGAAGGTGACGTGCCATTGTAAATACACTTATATACTTGATATTGTGAATTTACAACATAGAAGTCTGAGTCATATAGTTTTGTAGCACCAGACGCAGCAGTTTTACTTGGAGAATAATCATGACGATACATGTCATAAGTAAAACCCAATCCACCTGTAGTTTGTTCAGGTGAAACCCAATCAATGCGACGAACAACTTGAACCGTATCCGCAGCAAGAACTCTTTTTAAAGAGATCATATCATCATATGATGCTGCAAATTCACTAAAAGAATCTACTGCTTGCGGGGGCGAGTTTTCGTTGTCCCAACTTTGAGGTCTTCCGATAAACAGATACAGTCGATCCCGATTAGCACCTGCCAGCGAATCGCTTTGAGTTGCGTCAGGACCTTCCAGTGCCTTAATGAATTTTTTCGCAGAAAAAATCCTAAATTGATCAGTTAATAGAGCTGCCATATCCTACGGGATTATTGTCCTCTTGTTTATTTATGTGTATTACGAACGAACGATAGTTGAGTATTCAATTCTCTTTATTCTATATGATGCGCCAGCGTTTCCATTAACCTTTTCTCCGCCAATAATTGCGTATGCAACTGCACCCGATCCAGTACTATCTCCACCAGCATTGGTAAATGTGACTGTCGGATGAGTGTTGTAAGTTCCATCGACAGTTTGCTCAATTCCATAACCACCATTAGTTATAGTTAAAGACTCAACCTGGTCACCAGCACTTGTCATATTAACAGTTGCTGTTGCGGCAATGTCTCCAATATTTTCAATTGCCACTGTTGGTGTTCCTGTATAGTTTGTACCCGCATCCTGAACAAAGAAATCAACGATAGTTCCCTTTTCAGAGAACTCATACAAGTACCCGCTAATACCAACATTGATATTACCAGTATTAAATCTGACAATATCTTTGACTTGTAACAAACCAGTTACAGAGTTCCAAGAAACAACCGTCCCCTGTACCCCAGAAATATCACCAGTTACAACTTCATTCACACTATAGTTTTGACCATTACCACTTTCTAAGTATATATTGGCGATAGAAATATGCTCTACACCTTCACTCAATCCACCAGCAGAAGAAACTGTGGCGTACTTGAATGGGATAGAAGCATCTTTAACATTGTCACCAACTTGGAATAATGTAGTATTTTGACCACCTTGAGTTTCCTCAATGCCATAAAGAGAGTTGTAAATACCACCATCAAGATTGATTTGACTTTCATAATCAGTTCCTGTATTTACAAGATCTGGGATACCATCGCCAGCACCATCTTGTTCATCATCATCTTGGAATGCTCTATCTACTAAAGTGGAGATAGGATTTGTCAGTAATGAAATGGTGCTTCCCGTAACAGTTTCGATAACATGAGGTTGGAATGCACTAGTAGTACTATTTGAAACTCCAGCATCAAATTGAACAATAGCATCTTCAGTAGAAGGAATGCCACCGTCAATAAATGCTAATTCATCAACCTCAAATGTAACGAGAAGTTCTCTCGTATTTGGATTCCAGTCATAAACTTTTGCAATCTTATTGTTAGCATTTTCAATTCTACGAATTACTCTGTCGCCAACATTAAAATCATAAGTTGATACCCCTTGCGAATCATTTTGAGTATCATCAAGAATTACACGTTGATCATAATTGAAATTAACACCTCTAGATAGACCAGAGAATTTACTTCTAGATTTAGATGTATATGAAACAGTTTCATTATTGACAATAAATGATCCTGATCCAGGATATGCATCTGTGGAACTTACATAAATTTCCGAATCTGATGCAGTAACATCTGCTATAAGACCAGTGAGATAAATTTGGTATGAATTAAATGCTTGGCGAGCACGAGATTTTCTCTTTAAATTAACTAATTTTGTGAAGATGATATTGGGTTGGGATGTATAACCCTTCCCAGATTCAGTAACAGTAATCCCTGTAATTTGACCTTGATTAATATCTGCTACTGCTTTAGCACCAAGACCACCGCCACCAGTAATAAGAATATATGGAGGTTCTTGATAAAACTCTCCAGGATTGACAATATTAATACTAGCAATTTTACCAGCAACATCAATCTCTGCAGCACCTTGGGCACCTTGTCCGCCACCACCACCTTCAAAAATTAGTGTGGGAGGAGTCGCATAATCTCTACCATTATTAAGAAGGGAAAGACCAGTAATTGTCTGAACAATAGCACTTCCTGTGGCACCAGTTCCTTCTCCACCAAGAATTTTTGCTTTTGCAGATCCAAAAAATCCATCCCCCTGTCTGGTCATCTTCACATAAGAAACCTGACCATTCTCATCTAGAACAACCTTGCCCTCTGCACCAGTTGGAAACTGAGATACAAGATCAGGAACAACATCATTCTCAAATAAAGGAGCACTGTAAAACTTAGGACCAATAGCATAAGGATAGACAGGATCTCCATTAGAATCCTCTGTCATGAAATATCCATATGTACCATTTGGGTATTCTGGAGTTACTGCAAACTTTCCATTAAATTCATCCAGAGTTCCAACTGAAGAATCATAAATGAAATCTTGTACAAGATCGCCTAAAATATATCCATCTTGAACACTTCTAACACCTCTATTGGAAAGTGCGTATGAGAAAGAATACAAAATTCTTGGTGCATCTGCACGAAGTTCTATTCTTAATTCTCGTGTTGTTGCCGAAGCAAATTGAGATAGGTACTGACTATAAGTAACGCTACTACCATCAATTACATAGGTTACACCGAGACCATAAACATAACTGACATCTCCAATATTAGAATTATCTCCTGTAGAATGCCAAGAATCTTCAGTTTCTGAGATAAGGAATGTGTCGGAATCTACACTAGCGTCATCACAATTAAAGATGTAAGTCTTACCTCGTTTTAAATTTAAGAAAGATGGACGAGATCCATCAAATAGATATTCATTATTTGATACTGTTACTGCATATGTAACAGTACTTGCTGTAATTACTTCTGGTCTGGCACCTGCTAATTCGGTAGTAGTTTTTAAACGATAAGAACTTGTCATTCTTACTGCAGAACCACCACTGTTATATCCATAAGGTCCATAGATTGGATATCCATCAAAAGACATACCAATAACTTTGGAATGTCCATCTACATGTCTGGAATAATCAATAGTGGATGCATCATTTGCATCCGACTGATAATAATCCTGAACATAATAATTATTTTGAAGAGCAGTTGTATCACTAGTTGAATCTAGGGTTATATAACCTTCATCACCAGCATACCCTGACATATAACGGTGATATGCACAATGATAGTAGATTCTATTTGTCTCACTACCATTCATAATGAATAGTGGTTGGAACTCGTTCTCGTAATCTGCAGAAGGTTCAGCATCTGCACCTGTACTGTTATAGTACAAAGTTCCCAAATTCAGAGGACCATCTTGGGTCGTACTAAATCTGATAGGATGTCCTATTCCTTCTTGATTAGAAGAATCGACTTGATTGAATGTAATTAAATCATTTGCTCTGACAGTAATATTTTCTGGAGCAAAATAATATTGACCAGGAACAAACGGACCAAAACGAAGTGCATCTTGACCGAAATCAATATAATATACATTTAAACTAATCGGTTCGGCAGAAATAGCAAATGTAAATCCGTTAGATCCCAAACATAAATCCGTGATACTAAAAGTTGCAGTAGGGACTACATCTCTTAAGTATATCCTAATGACATCGCCGTTACCATCTCTGACAACTTTTGAGATTTCACCTCGGGCATTTCCACCAACTTCATCTACAATCCTACCAACTTCAATAGAACCTAAAGTTTCATCAACATTAGTAACAGAAAGAAGTATATTTCCATATTCAACTTTTACATTCCAAGTATATTGCCTAATCTTACCCCATTCAAATACACCATTCGGTAGTTTAAACTCTTCAATCGACTTACTAGATTGATAGTATTTGATATTATTTTCTACTACGGCATCATAGACATCGTTATTCTTAATATACGAATACTTTACACTATCGATAGAAAATCCTACAGGTGCCCCAGCATCTTGTCCCCACTCAGGGGTGTGTAAAAGACCACCATTTGATAAAATACCTACAACCTTATCATTTTGCTCTTCTCTAGCGGCAGGATTTGGGACATCCTTACCACCACGATAAATGAAAGTTTGATCAAACGTTCTATCTACAAGAGGACCACCACCAGGAGCAGATTCTGATTGAGTCCAAGTTGGTTTAGGATGATTATCTGACTGGATTCTCAACCGATCATTAACACCATCAAAAATGCCTGAAGTTAAAGAATTAGGATGTCTCTGCCAAATTCTGTTAATATCAAAAGAATTAATTACATTTGGAGTTTCCTGTTCGGGAATAATTTGTAATCTTAGTGGATCATAACCTCTTCCTTTTTCCAGAACACGAACGTGTGTGATTCTTCCTGCATCGGCATCAATTATAGGATATAGTAATGCGTCTTCATCTGGAGTCCCACACCCATCAACAGTCAATCTAGGAGGGTCTGATGGATCATATCCAGATCCGCCCTTAATTACTTTTACAGCACGAACACCAAAAATTTCATCGAAGATTGGTTCGATGACAGCGCCAGATCCAGGAACAGTTCTTGCCATTTATCAATTTACAACGTTAATAGTTCCATTCATGAGAGCATGAATAGTGCATTGATAATAAAGTGTTGCAGGGGCGTCCATAGGAACAGTCCAATAGAGAACACTAGTTCCACTACCAGATTGACCAGTTGTGTATGGAGTACCCGATAATCCTTGTGTGCTTTGAATTCTAAATGGGTGTGCTCCACCTTGAACCGAATTGTCAAATGCGTAAGTGAAACCCCTATGCACATAGATTGTGGGATCATTCACCGTGACTGGAAATCCAGGACCAGCGAATGTATAATCACTAGTTCCGCTAGAATTAAGTTCCCACCAAGTAATAGGACTATCAACTACAATCCAATCAGTCCCATTATAAAATAATGAATTTCCTTGAGTGATACCAGTTAAGTCAGTATCACTTAACCCCGCAAGAGTTGTGATTCCTGTACCTGTATAGTTAATAGTAACAACATCACCTGTGATAGAGGTGGTAATGTCAGTTCCGCCCGTGATCGTCAGAGTATCATTTGAAGCATTAGCAGTTGTGGATCCAGTATCAGCAGCAACACTCTCGAATAAGTTTTGAGTAGTTCCACCACCATCTCCACCATCATCTGCAGGTGCCCAATTAGTACCGTTCCATTTCAGAATTTGGTTTGCTGTAGGTGCTACAGTCGTAGTATCTACATCAGAAAGGAGATCGATACTAGAATACTCAGTCACAACTTTCGCTGTAACATCTCCTGCACCACCTGCAGTGATGTTCATATTGACATATGGATTATCATCACCATCAACGGTGAAAAAGTATCCAGGGTATGTTCCTGATGCAGGAGCATTATTTAAAGCGGTATATTCATTCTTATATTGAATTGTTGTAGGAAAATCTACAACACCTGTCGAACCGTTAAATGTATTGGTGATACTTCCGTTACTAATAGAAACATTACCAGTTCCATTAGGAGCAATAGCAATATTTCCGTTTGAAGCGGAAACGATTGAAAAACCATTAACGTCTAAACTAGCAGTTAGATTGGTATAGTCAGAGGGTAAAAAGGTCGATCCATTGTATCGTAAAACTTGCCCAGAAGCAGGGTTTGTTGTAACGATTGATAGATCACTCCCATTACCCAATGCTGTATATAACTCGTTAAAGTTATCATTGATCTTGTCTCCACCGACCCTTAAGGTATCACCAGTGTTGTCATTGGCGGCGGATCCAAGACCGAGTGTTTGTTTTGCCATTACTCGTAGGGATTTTTAGTTATTTATAGTATCTCTGGGTTAATTATTTCTTCCCCGTATTGAGAAAGATCTGGTGCAGTCCAATCATCAGGAACGCTAGTCTCAACATCAACAATAGGATCTTGATATCCAGACCCAGTAGTACTGAGTTCAACACCAGCAACACCAACTAATGCTCGAATATTAGCATCGAAACCAGAGATAGAATCGAGTCTTACAGTAGGTCTGGATGTGTATCCAGAACCACCAGCGGTGATTTGAACATTCTTAATATAACCAGCGGTGATGTTTGCACTTGCCCGAGCATCTTGACCAAAAACAGATCCGAGATAATCGAATGTGATTAGAGAATTTGAAGACTCAATTAGAGCAACCTCTCTATCCGAAGTCTCACCCTGAATGTCAATGAAATCACCAGGTTCTACTGGTGGTACAACTTCTGCAGCATCAACGTCAGCTTCAGAACCGACGTATGAGAATGCCACAAACGTGGAACCGAAGCGAGGAATTTCTGAGAAGATAATCCTAGAACCAACAATCTCAAAACCAACACCAGGTTCTTGCAGAACACCATTGAGAGAAACAATGATATTATTTTCAGGTCGGATGACACTGGATTGAACACCGTCCGTTAATGTCAGTGAGTAGAATACATCATTACGCTTCAGGTTGAAAGATTGACGTAAAGAGTCAAACTCGAACGAAATATCATCAAGTTGTCTTAACTTACCGATATAGAATCCAGTGAATGATGCACCCAAATCGGGTGATTCTGTGAATTGAATTTGATCGGAGAATGCGGTAAATGCATTTGTAGCACCAGGAGGTTGCAAGACGCCATTGATGAAGATAAGTAGGTGACCAGCGGGATCGGGAAGATACTGCGTACCATTACCAGTAGTAAGTTTAAAGTTGGTTTGAGTGCCATCAAATCCTCTAAACGCTCTCTTAACCCTTGCCTTGAGTTCTTCTTTAGCAACAACTACGGCTCTATATCCATCAATACTCTTAACAGAATCTTTAGAATTAAAGATTCCACGAATATCACTTAGATATAATCTCTTATAGAGTCCGACTAGGCGTATATCCTGTACGAGAGCAGCTGCAGCGCCAGGGGTTATGACTTTAGTGCTGATAGATGCATAACCAACAGGGAAGTTAGCAGATAACCCATAATCACCAACTAGATCACCGTTATTGAATGTACCAACAACTTGACTTATGTAAATGTAGTTATTATCTAAATCAACCTCACTAACAATACCATAGACACTGCTGTCTTGATTACCGTTAGTGACCTTATACAATCTGTTGCCGACTGTAAATACATTCAATCCACTAACAACACTAACTCCAAGACGAATGTAACCTTCAGACGCAATCCTCTGTCCAACCTGAACATCGAGACCAGCATATTGTGAAACATCCAGATACTGTCTGGAAGATTCTGGATAAACAACAGAAGTCTCTTCAAATGTTCCAATGAGAGTTTCAGTATCAACTGTCAGAGTACCACCAGTGTTTGATAGTGTAGCAGCTTGAACTTTATTGAATACTGTTGGTTGTGCAGTTTCACCACTAGTATATCCTTTGAATGGAACATCTTCTTCAAACGAACCTTTCAGATCGATGATATGAAGTCTGTCTTCAATAGCACTGATTTGTGCAGTTGTGGAGTTTGTTGCACCCACGAGAGTGTCCGTGACTGCCCATGGACCAGCAGTGACTCTAACATCCAGATACTTGAAGTTTTCATCTTCGTAGAATCCATAAACCACACCAGTAACACTAGGAGCACCTTGCTTAGCAACAACCTCATTCATAGTGAATGGACCATCGGTAATATCACCATCGATACGGAATCTCTTATAGACCTGAACTACTTTACCTTCATTGACACTGATCTTTTCAAGTTCTGCATAATTACCACTTAGGAGTCCGTAGATATAATCAGAATTATTCAATCCACCATCAATACCGACAGGAACATCTCTTGTTCCAAATGTCTTGGAAGGAACACTAATACCATTAACTTGGATTAGGTTTGTGTAGTAAGAATCAGTAGTTAATTGCTGTCTGATAGTATTCAGACCATAACGAATGAACATCTGGATTGTGGATTTTGTGTAGTCAGATGCTTTGGTTGAATCATAGAAACTATAGAATCCTGCATTAGTAGATGGAGATACCAGAGTATTATCAAGGGAATTGCCCATTAATAATTCTAGTAAATCGATTGCATAATTCTTGATGTTGTATTCAGTATCGGCGTAGAAGATTTCACCACTGACTGCAGTGTATGGATCAAGAGCACCTTTATTGAGTTTTGCACCCCAGAAATATGCACCTGTAGTTCCATCACCAGTCCAACTTGTTGTGCCAGTGGCAGAATTGACAGTAACTGATCCTCTGAGTGTAGAGAAACCAAATCCGAAGGTTGTTGTGATGTATGCTCTGTACCATCCGTCGCCATAAGGAACAGCACCAAATGCCCCACCTGTCATACCACCCTGAGGGATAAACAGAGATCCTGTGGTTCCAGCATTGAGATTGAGATCGAAGAAGATGTTCTGCTCAGAAGCAAGTCCAGGATCAAGAGTTATCTTATATCTGAGAGAACTGGATCCAGCAGACTTAAAGAATATTGAGAATGTATATGTCTGACTAGCATCAATTCCGACAGCACCCGTGTCAAAGGTTTCATTAGAAGTGTCAAACTTAACTGTGCCTGAGTCAAACGTTTCAAATGCAGTCAGACTGTAATCTCTGAACGTATCATGAACGCCACCATTACTGTTTTGAGCGAAGAATTTCTCTGCAGTAACTGTGCCATCAGGAGCAGCAATACTATTATCTGCAATCAGAAGAGAATCAACACCACCATTAGAATTTGCCTGCCAATTGACTGCAAATGCCTCAGGATTAGTGAAGAAGTTAGTACCAGAAACTTGCCCAGTAACATTAGATGTAATATTCTGTGCTCTAGAAAGAATCTTAACGTTTGTAGGAGTGTCATACCAGTCATAGACAGAACTTACTCCACTAGTAGCGATTGTACCAGTTGCTGTAGAAGGAGCAGTCAGAGTATCTGCTGCTACCCATGCAGTACCAGTGAAAGCACCGACATATAGAATCTCATCCTCAGCATCCCACTCAAGAACAGTTGCAGTTCCACCACCACTAGAAGTGACTGTTTCGCCAACAATGAAGTTTCCGCTGTTAGCACTCAATGTGATTGTATATGCACTAATAGTACTTGTGGTATCTGTTGTAATTAAATCATGAACAATGTCATCAACTAAATTATCAAGGAAATCATTATATGTCCAAGAACCAGCACCAAATTGTGCTAAGGCAAGTGTAGAAATCTCTTCTTTATAGTAGTTCTTGTTATACAGAAGATTCTTAGCAGCACTTCTTGCTTCATCCTTACCTGGTGCAAGAATTGCAACAGAAATATCTACAAGATCTCTAATTCTATAAACTACTTCATCAATATCTGTAGGACTTTCAGAATCCCTAAACGTTGCTGTTGTAGAATATGCGCCTGCATACTGATCACCAGTTACAGCACTAAACTGATCGTATAGTAGATTTCTAGCTGCTCTTTCACAGAAGATTTTAAGTTGCTCAATAGAATATAAAGTTGCAAGTAGTTCATTCTCAATGTGATTGATAGTGAGATTTGCATTTAAGTAGAGTTCAATAGCAGTAATTGTGCTATAACTTCCACCAGTTTGGAGATCTGAAATAATGCTAAGAATAATAAGTTTAAGATCTCTTTCACAAGTGGTTTGACCGTTAGAACCAGGGAACGTCAATGCACTGAATGGAACTCCGTTCAGATCATAAGTAAATTCTGCTGTGGTTAATCCAGTAATTTCTTCAGCAATAAATGTTCTGTTGAAATACAGTCTATCTGCAGCAATTTGGAAATCCTGATTAGTAGGAGCAATGATGTCATTGACAGTTTCAACTAAAGTATCAATTGCAGTTTGAACGTTAGCACAATTACCAGCATCATTAGTGATACCCCAATCACCAACAATAATTGAGTTGGTATTAACTTCTGTCAGATCTCCTGTAATTGCTTGCTTGGCGTAGAATGCCAGTCGCTCATGTGCATATACAGACTGGAAGACTTGCAATCTGATGTGCTGTAGTACATCATTATTTCCAAGATAGAACTTGGCACCAGTTACAGTATTACGATTTCCTCCTTCTTCGAGGTCATTTGCTAGTGCATCGAGTAGCAGACCTAAGTCAGTCTTACAGCGAAGCGTACCGTCTGTACTACCACCATTGGCATTACGAGGCATATCTTGAGCAAGTTCGGGATATCTCCCAATCATGTCGGCAGCTGCCTTATCAACAATAGGACCACGATTTGCACGAATGAGACCTGCAGCATCTCTGAATCGATACTGAGTATCTAAACCAATTTGATTTGTGTAAATTGTGTCTGATGTACCATCATGATAATCTACATTGAATCCTGTTTCTAGATATTCATCTACAGATGCGCCAATAAATTCAATTGCAGGTTGTACTTTTGTAACTGACGCCAAATGATCTACAGGTGAAACTAGATCGGCATTAGTAAGAGTATCAGTAAGAATATCAATTAAATTGCCAACTGTACCATAAACATCCGCACAATCTCCTGTTGTATAATCCAGTTCAGTGACTGCATTTGCTGCAGCACTTACGAATGTGTGTGCATATTGCTGACCAGCAGGAGATGCTCCAACATTAACAGTAATAGTAGTTGCTGTTGGTGAGGTTACTGCAAGAACTTGATCATAAGCAGTGGTATTACCAGCATCGGGATAAGAAATTTCTCTATCGTTACCGTCATCAGCACAAGTAAATACAATCGATTCTCTTGCTAAAGAAACTCTTGATGATGTTGTTAGTGAATGAGATCCAATCTCCAGTACCAATAAACCAGTTGCAGGGTCATATGTTGTACCCGAAGCAGGGGTAAATGTTGTCAGTGATGAAGTGGAAGAATCTATAAGTGTGGTATCAGTTACCTGTGTCAATCCATGAGATCCAGAGACAGTCCAAAGAACATTGTTAATGATATATTGAAGCATATCATTAACCTTTTCATATGCCCATAAGGTTTCAGTAATCTCAGTATCGACATGACTGATAGTGATGGGTACAGATGTTCTATCAACATATAATGCCGAAGCATCCCACATATGATTATTAGAACCATTGCGAAGATCTTCTATCAGAGCAGACAAAATATCACGAATATCATCTTCGCAATTGACGTTACCACCAGGAATTACTAGTGATGGGTATTGCTGAGTCAGTAGATAAACTGTTTCTTTAGCAACAAAATCTTTATTGACTTCAATCAGATTTGCTGCATCATAGTATCTGTGGGTTTTGCCAGCGAATCCAGCAGGAGCACCTGTAACTTTAGATGTTGCAAAGATTGCATCATTGTTAAACTCTTCACCCTTAGTGAATGACTCGACGCCTGACCAATCCTCAGTATATGTCTGAGCATCAGCACCATCTAAGTGAAGTAAAAGTTTAGTGGTCGAATCGCCTTGGAAAATTCCTGTAGGTGCAGTGAATGTCTGTGTGTAACGATTGTTAGTTGAAACTCTAACTTCATCAATATGACCACTAAAACCGTCACTAGAAGTTATTGTGGCACCAATTCTAAGTGGTTTTGTAGATCCATAATCACTAGCATCACTATAATCACCACCATCTTGTGTTCCATTCACAAACATCTTAGTTGTAGAACCAGATCTAGAAATCGCAACATGATACCAGGTATCTGCGACTAGACTTGCTGTACCAGTGATTGTGACCGAACCATTGACCAAATACTTAATGTTTGAACCATCCAGATACAGATAAGGAGAAACTTCAGTTCCAGCAGTTCTAAAATCTAGAATTGCTTTAGCGCCAGTAACATTAGCAGGACGAATCCAACACTCAATTGTAAGTGCATTTGTACCAAAACCAAATTCAGTTGAAGTTGGAATGGAAAGATAATCGGTAGTTCCACTTGCTAATAGCAATGATGCAGTTCCAAACTGCTTTTGTGCTGTATCTAATTGAGCACTATTATTAAATGTTGCTGTATGGTAATCAGCACCAGTAGATTGACATCTACCAACTTTACCAAGGAACAAAGTACTCTTTGCTTGATTATAACCAACAACCTCTGCTTTAGTATCAGTGGATTTAATAACTTGACCTGCAGCAAAGAATCCTGTGCCGATGCGATCCTTCAAAGTAAGTTTCCTTACTACACCACCTTCATTTGGTGTAAATTCACCACTATTGTTACCATATTCTACTTTGTAATTACGAATAAACTCATCTTGTTGGATGTCACCACTTGCATTATCGTAAGGAATCACATAATTATTAATAAGTTCATTTGAAGGGAACTTAAGATTATATGCTGTATCTTTATCATCAAAATCAACAATGCTTACTTGTGATTTAGAAATATCATCAAGAACGATGTTTGGATATGTCTGAGATGCAATTCTGTTGAACAGGAGACCAAAGAACGAAGATCCATCGGAAATATTAACTTGTCCAATAGATTCGTTAGTAGTAGGATCTACATACACTGCCGTCGATGTGACACGAGCAACAACACCAGAAGATGCACCAATGATAATATCATTCAATTGAATGTCATATAGACCAGGTGTTGATTGATATGTACCAGCAGTCTTACTTAAAGTAAGATCATTCGTGATGGTAATAGTAGTGCTATAGATGGGAATATCTTCTTGTTGTGAAACCGCATTAGTACCATTTACTCCTCTAGTTACAGTAATACTAGTAGATTCAGAACCCTGAGTGATATTAGTAATGGTAAAGATTTCGGATCCTATTTGATAATCACTGCCAGAAACCAAAGTTCCATCTGCAATGGGTGAATCCGTAGCAGAAGTTGCATCAATAACCTCAAAAGTAGATGTTGCTGCACCAATGGTATAACGTAGTCTAGCTAAAGGCGTTTCTTGACCTCTCTGTAAGTTGATTTGCTCAACTCTAGCAGTATCTCCATCTAAATTAGTAACAGTCTCATTAAAAGCAAACAATCCAATATTACTAATACTATCATTCTGCTGAAGATTGCCAGAGAATCCTGTCGCACCAACGGTGCAAAGTTCATTAATAATAAATGTTCCTTCAGTAACAAATCCTTGAATAACTTGTCCAATAACATTAGTGACCGTCAAACGTGCTGTCGAAGAGATGCCGATAAGTGTATTTCCGACATTAGGGAAAATACCACTAGTATTGATGAATGTAAATGCTACGATAGAAATTGGATCTACTGAAATATTTACATACTTCACGCTAGCAGGGGGTTGTGGAGGTTCGCTAAAGACAATAGACTCACCCTGAATCTCAAATGATGTATTAGGAGTTTGAGCAACTCCATTGAGAATAATCATCAACTGATTCGAGTTGGCAACAACATTGATTCCATCGACAGTCAATGGGAATGCAATTCGTTCGCCATCAAACAGACTTGAAATATCATCGATACGTTGAACAACAGATGTCAAAATATTCTCAGAGGAAGTCAGTCTCTTCTGACGGAAAAGAACCTCAGTATTATTAAACTCACTATAAATTGGTTCTACCAGAGCAAAACTTTGAATGTTAGGAACAACCGATTGTCTTGTAAGTTCGACAGATTTTGTTAATTGGAAATCAATACCTTTGTTTGGAACAAAACCCTTTTCAACGAGGTTCAATTCACCAAAGACTTTGAACGAAGCGGGATGAACGTTCTTGATTAGAATATCTTTCCAATCATCAATAGAAACAGAAGACTTAACTGCATATGAGAAGTCCTGATAATAATAGGAGTCTTGAATCTTCTGAATGATTTCCGAAGGCTTACCAACGTCATCAATAAACTGACCTGTGGTTTTAGTGATAGAACCAATATCAAGAACACCCTTTGCAATTTTAAGATCGCTGATGATACCAGAGGATTTGGAAATCACACCAGTAATCTTAGAGTTGGCAGTGAAATCTCCAACATAATTAACAATTTTAAGAACCCTAGGTCCAACTTGCCAACCATTATTAGTAGAGACATAACCAGTAGCAGTTGCAGTCTCAAATGCATCACCTTGATAAACCAACTCACCTTCAAGGAAAGTTGAAGTAACGACGTTTGCAGTTGCTGAAGCACCGAAAGATTCTGTCAAGAGTGATTGTCTTCCAGTTCCTGCATTGGCAAACGTGAGTGAGTCGCCAAGTTCTGCGTTAGCAGCAGTAATTGCAAGTTTTAACTGATCATTTTCTAGAGAGTTTGCAGCACCTGTAATAGCATAATAAGTTGTAGTAGAATTCAATCTACCGATAGCACCTGATGCTAAGGGGAACTCAATACCGTCTCCAGTATCAGTTACATCTAGAGTAACCAAAGATCCATTTACGATTCCATGGGGGAAAGCAAATTGGAGTAATCCAAGGTCAATGTTAATTACATAATTGAAAGAAGACTTCAAAGAAACTGTTGGTTCAGAAGAATAACCCGAACCAGGATCTTTAACTAAGATTTGATCAATACGACCGTTTCTAATTGATGCTTCAGCAATAGCGTTAGTACCACCGCCACCTGTAATAACGACAGCAGGTGCCTGAGAATAACCAGAACCAGGATTAGTGACAGTGATACTATCAAGAATACTAGTAGATGTTAATTGTGCGTTGATCGGGAATGTGATCTCAGGACGTAATGTATAGTCATGAGGATAATCATAACCGAAGTTATTATTTTTAAGTTTCTTAATCTTACCGACCTTATCGCCTTTGGTAAAGACCGATGCACCTGTGCCGAAAGGAGGAATGACAACTACCAACTCAGCACCAGATCCTGTCAATCCAGCACCAAGAATACCATCAATCGCCTCAACATCAATTACTGCTGTTGTATATCCTTTACCAGGAGAAGTAACTGATACTTCTTGAATTTGACCTGGGATTACTCCACCTTCTTCATCAGATCCATCTGCAACAGTGATGCTTACTAATCCACCTTCACCATCCCCACCAATAGGAACGCCAGTATAAACACCAACCGCATACTCTGTTCCTGGTGCATTGATATCCACTCTTTCAATTTTACGTGAAGATTGGATTCCTGTAACAACAGGTAATCTGGAATAAAATCCACCAGAACTTACAATTCTAATATCGGAGATAGGTCCAACTGCTTTTGTCGAACTAGTGCTGTATTGTGCTTGAGAAACTGTAGCTACACCTTCAGGTTCATTGGAAAGTGGGAATTTGAAGATTGTATCACCTGTAGTAATTGTTCCTCCAGAAGTGCTGGAGACTACAAAAGTTCCAACATAAGGCGAATCAACAATATCAAGATAACTTCTAGTATCAATAGGAGAATCACTACCAGTCCTAGAAGGATCAAAATAGTATGAAATATTTGTTACTGTACCTCTACCAACTTTCAATTTGACTGTAGGAGTGGGTTGTCCCTCTCCAGTCAAACCAGGAGTACCAATTCTCTCAATTGAGTTGAAAGAATATTCTAGTTTGAACAGGTTATCTTTAGAGAATGATAGATTCGCACCCACCATAGAAGAGTGACTGAGATCAAACAAATACTGATGTCCATAGTACATTTTGAGTACGGGGGACTTAGCAAATATACTGACAGCAGATGCTGATGTAGCAGGATCTGATACTGCAGCAGCATCCAATTTATAAGTAAATTCTTTATTACTTACAACACTATTGACTGTGAAAGATCCATCATATTCATCATATAATGTGCCACTAACCTCTCTTGTTGGATTTCCAGTAACAAAAATATTTTCTCCAACCGAGAAATAATGCCTATTGCCAGTAATTGCATAAACTTCATCAGTATTATTGACTGCAGTGCATTGTAAAATTTTATCTAAGGTAGAAATCAGGGTAATTTTCAACACACCCGTCAGGTTTGTGATCTGAGCGGTTGAATATGCAGAATTGAATGAAATGTCACCAGTTTCAATAGAAACGACAGATCCAACAATAAACGTAGATGATCCAGAAACTTCTAAGATTTTTACACTATAGGAATCTGTATTAAATGGTGTGAATTTTGCAAATTCATCTAAATTATTTGTTCCACCGATTTCAGTTGGTGCATCATAAGTTGATAAATCAATATCAAATGTGCCAGGAGTTGTGTTGGTGATCTCGTTAAAGAAGTAATCACTGATTACATTTACATCATTAGGAATAGGACCACTGATTCCATAGGTACTCTGCTCTGAGAACTGTGATGTTACTAGATTTCCAGTATTTAAATCATCAGACCAAGAGTTATTATTAACAGCACAATATACCTTATTATTGGTATCATCAACTCTTAGAATATATCCACTATTGATAAAACTTCCAGCATCATTGTTTAATTGCAGTTTTGCACCAATACTGAAGTTAAATGGTTGATTGATAACAAGTTCTTGAACATTATCAATTTTGATAGTGTTTGTAACTTTAATGTAATAACGATCTTTGACGATTGCATCAACCTTAAGTTTCTTAGACCCTGGGGATGGAACAGTAGAAGTTCTAGAACTCCAAGTATCTGATGCATAAGTAAGAGTTTCGGTATCTTGAAGGAATGTACTTGCGACATTATCATAATCAAGAGTTTGCAATCCAACACCACCTAGTGCCAAACCTGTACTTGTTAATGTAAGGGTTGATCCGATTACAACAGGAACGTTTGTTCTTGCAAAACCAATTCCAGTATTACTTTGTGCTCCCTTATCACCCAATCTTACAGCATCGGAGTTCTTATCAGTTTTTAGTGCCCAACCGATGTAATCAATATAATCATAGCGATTTGTATTAGTGCTAAACCAAGCAGTATCAGTCCAAGAGTAACTGAATCCAAATGCAGCAGCAACAGGAAGAGCTGTAACATCACTAGGAACAGTAGGAGTAAGTGCTCTATTTCTTAAACGAACATTATCAACAAAGAATTGACCTTGCTCATTAGATCTATATGTTCCTAATGTACCGTCTCTACCAGCAATTTGACCAATATGAATATCTTTGTTTGAGAGAGCAGTATCTGCGATAGTTCCAGTAAATGCCTGAATGCCATTTACATATCCAGTAAATGTATCTCCTTCTTTTTTCAGTCCAATAAATTGCCAAGTGTCATCAGCATACATTGTTGTTGCTGTTGATTGCAAAGCAGTACCAGCAGAATTGATAGTAGTGGTATTATTGGTAACAACCAATTCTAAATTACCACCACTAATATCATAGTATAACCATAGACCACCAGTAGCAACTGTTGCATCACCAATGGATAATAAAGTCTGTTCTGTAGCAGAAACAGAAGTTACACTGGAATCCTTATAGACCATCATTTCAAAGGTCCAATTATCATCCAACTTAGTTCCTAATTGCTCACCTGTAACTTTTAAATTACCTTGTGTCCAAGTAGATTGACCTGTTTGATAACCATAGATCTTAGCAACATTATTCTCTAGAGTAACAGAACCACTTGTAGTGGTATTTGTTAATGTATAATGTGTAGTAGTATCAAGAATAGAACCTGATTCAAATCCATATAGGAATTCATTTCTATTCCAAGATGTTTGACCGAATGAGAATACATCACCAGAATTATCTACAGCAATACTATTGACTGTGATACCTTCAATATTATTGATATTGAATTCATTACTGGTCTGTTTCTTCATAATACCATCATATCCAATCTTGACGGTATCTACTGTTTTATATCCAGTTGTAGCATCAATAGAAGTATATCCGACATTAAGATCGCCAAAGATATCAATAATTGTATTATTTGCTACCTGAATATTTTTTCCACTAGGAGCAATGTAACGATAATTCCAAATTAAGTCACCATCAGTATCTAACTTTCCAACCCAGAAACTATCTTTGGTTGTATTATCAGATTTTAATCTGAGAGTAGATGTGATATAGCACTCATCAAATTCGTCACTAACAAGACTAACATCCAGGAAAGAATACAAAGTATTATTAATTTCTTTGATCCAATCGATGGTAATTACGCTCGTTCCGATCTGTGCCTTACCAAAAGATAATCTAACGTCGGTAGCACTGCTTGTATCTGCAGTTTCTAGTACAAAATAAACAGAATCATCAAGAACAATAAGATCTATCAATTTTTCAGATTTGGAAGCAGTTGCAATCTTTCTTTTTGCTGAGAAATTGCCAGTAGAATCGACTGATGCAATGTAAGCATCATATGGATTCGACGAGTTAGTATTTGTATAACCACCGATAATATAACGTGTCTCAGAATATTTCCTGATGGCAGTTACTTTATCTGCACGAGTCGCACCAGAGATACCAGCAAATCCTCTTTGGAAGGAGAGAGTTGCACTCAGTCCATCAATTGATTGAACATATTTTGCAATAATTCCATCAGGATTATATGCAGTGAGAATTTGTGAGTTTGGTTTAGATTCTCCAACAACCCAAATATTGTCACCATCAACATCTAATTTAGTAAATTCAGTATAAGCTTCTCCACCTTGACTTTCAAGAGTTTTTTCCCACTCTTTAACACCAAGTTCAGAGAATTTAGATATGAAAGCAACTTCATTGCCAGAACTATCTAAAGTTTTTCCACAGAAGAATGATTCTTTTTGGTCATTGACAACTACATCATTGATTTTGATATAGTTTTGATTAGCAATGGTAGCAACATAATAATCTGCTTTCTTAAAGACTTGAGGATGACTCAGAATAACTCTAGGGTTTTTAGTATATCCAGAACCAGAATTAATAATATTAACAGTCTCAATAGCACCAACAGAATTTACAACTGCCTGTAAATCTCCAGATTCTCCATCACCATCAATAATAATAGTTGGAGGAATCTCAGCATCATATCCAGAACCAGTCTGAGTGATGGAAAGTTCTTCAATACCCTTCAATTGACGTACAACATACTGTTTGTTCGTATTGTCCATTACAGGAGTGTAATCAACAAAAACTGTATCTGCAGGTTGCAATTGATGGGGAGAATCTGTTGTAATTACACCAAAGTTTGAATCTGATACTGTTTCAAATCCATATGAAAGGAGACTCTCACCCTTAATTTTAGAGATACGAGCAGATACACCGATACCTTCAGTACCATCATTATCAAATGTCAGAATGTCATTTACTTGATAACTCTTACCAGGATTTTCAACAATAAATCCAGTTACAGCAGCATCTTCAAACTTAGTGATAGTTTCAACTTCGATATCAACTTTAGAATCAAGTCTTACTGAAGGGAAATAATCAAATAGTTGTAAAGGAGATTCTTCAAACAGTTGATCGGGATCAGCAGTTTCTGCTGCATCAATGATACCGTCTCTATTCTCGTCTTCTACATCAAACAGGAGAATGTCTCCATCCTCAGTAGTTAGAGCGTTTGTAGAGGCATTTGGTGCCCTCTCAACGTCAATATCAACATTCTCATATGGATCTCTATAACGAACAACTCCAGTAGGAATATTTTGCTGAACAGCATCAGAATTGAGATTCCAAGGATCAACAACAGAGTTGAAATCTGTTCCCAAAACATATGGGAATTGTGGATTACCATTTTCTGTGGTATCAATTGTTATGAAATAGCAATACCTACCTTCGGGGAAATCTGGAGTTTTGCAGAAACGACCGTTATATTGATCGAGGTCACCCAATCCAAAAACATACTGATAGTCTTCAATAAATCTTCCTACAGGTTCATCTAAAATAGAAGGTCCTGCAGTTCTAATTGGTGTTGGATTAGTGATCGCATCTTCAATCAAGTTAGATTTCAATCTGTATGAAGTATCAAGTCTATTAACTGCAGAAGATTGATCTGTAGGATCTGTGTATCCATAAGGTCCGTAGATAGGATTACCATCAAACGCCCAACCAATAATAGGAGAGTGATCTAACTGATCTTCCTGTTCTAAGATTTGGTTATTAACATCTTCAAATAAGTTATCACCAAGAATATATCTCAGTCTTTGAGGATTAGAAAGGTGTGCATATTCACCACCGTACTGATTATTATATCCAGAGAATACAGCACCCTTTGCACTATCAAATGAAGTGTTCTCTTGAAGATTATAAGTCCATTGGAATACATTAGAATTGAACGTAGCGCCCAATCCAACAGAATTCAAACTAATAATAGTTGTTCCTTGAACGTAGTTGATACCTCTATTGATAATATCAATACTAGTAACTCTTCCAGCATTTTCTCCATCAGTATCAATCGTTGCTTTAGCAACAGCACCAAAACCATCACCTTGAATGACGACTTCGGGTGCAGTAGTGTATCCACTACCAGCAGAAATAATAGCAATAGAAATAATTCGACCATTATTGACAATTGCTTGAGCAACTGCTCCAGAACCAGAACTCAAAGAGATTGTAGGTTTGGATGTATATGATTCTCCACCACTAAGGATAGTTGTAGATTGAATTGGTCCGCGAACAGAAGCAGTTGCAGATGCTCCAGAACCACCTCCACCAACAATGGTGATGCTTGGTTGAGACGTGTATCCACTACCACCAGAATTCATTAAAATTCTAGAAACGACACCCTTAGTAACAATTGCTGTTGCAGCTGCTCCAGAACCGCCTCCACCGACGATAGAGACCAAAGGGGATGTTGTGTATCCAGTACCACTTTGATCCACTGTGATCGCTGTAATAGATCCATCAACGGTTACGCTTGCTGATGCTCCAGAACCGCCGCCACCTTCAATAGTAATGTTAGGAGGAGATGCTGCGTCATAGTCCTGACCAACATTTGTAATGTCGATAGATGTTACAGGTCCAAATGTTTTTGTTAAACTTGATTTATATGACCAAATAGACACACCATTCACCCATACACCAATAGGTCCAGGATTAATGGCATTTTTAGTAGAGATTGTATTTGGTACTAACGGGAATCTATTTAATTTACGTTGGTTACCAGGAATAAGTGCAGATCCAGGGAAAGGTCCAATATTATAATTGGGAATACCAGTAGATGCAACATACACATACTCTTCATTAAAGAATGAGTTCTGAATATTAGTTGTATAAGGTCCAATAGAATTCAAAACTGCAGAATTTGTCGATTTTCCCTTATTCAAATCAACAGATACTAAGATATTGCCCTGAGGAACAACACTAGCAGGTTGTGGGAGTTGATATTGGAAAACAGTTTCACTGTCTCTGGAGGTGACGAAGAAAGAACCGTTATATAAAATTGGATTTGCACCATAAACAGTAACTTGATCGCCAACTAACAATCCATGTGGGTTGGAGCAAGTAATGGTTGCAAACCTGTTATCAATACCACCAAAAGTAACTTCAGTAACTTCGACTAACTTTTTGACATTATACAACCAAGTTCTTAGTTCTGGTTTTGTTGAAGTACCACCAAGTTTAGAAACTGTTAATTTATCACCAGGTAGGTAATAAGATCCAGTATCAGTCAATACCGTCTGCTGAGCATCAACGATACCAACAACATTTAAAACTACCTCTTGAGTAGTTCCCCTATTAATATAAACCGTAAAGTTAGAAGATACTCCTGTTGCAGAATCCCAATCCTCAACAATATTATTAACAGAGCGAGTACATTCGATAAACTGATTCAGTGATTTTTCTTTATATTGAACTAACTCCGAACCACCGATTAAAAATTCACCATTTCTTTCTGGCCATCCAATAGTAGAATCGACTGTGATAACAGTATCATCTACACCAAGAGGTTCTGCAAGTTTTGTTTTGTATGGAACTGTAAAAGAACCTACAATTGTCTCTTCAGACAAGACTAGTTCATAGATTTCAACATCAGATGTTTTGATTGAAATGTAATTTTCTACCAGTGCTGATGCTGCTCTAATGCTAGGATCTGCAATATCTTCTTCTTGAGTTAAGAGACCGTCTTTGATATTTGTAGGATCACCACTTACTAATGTGGCACGAAGAATCGTATCAATAGACCAAGTTGCCGCAGATGGTTTTACGATCTGATCTTTTGGATATGTGATTGATACTTGCTCTCCATACAACAGTTTGAACAAATAAGCAACACTAAAAGATGTACCCTTACTAGAATAAAAATCTTTTACAGATTTAATTGCTGTACGGACATCAATTTTAGTAAAATCAAGTTCAGGAACGTCTGGTAGGAACTGTTCTGTATATTTGTCGAGAAGACGTTTTACAAATAATGCATCTAGACATTTGACATTAGCATCAATGACAGCAGGCATTGCCATTGTATTATTTGAGAAAATGGCATTACCACTTTGAGTATATTCTACAATACCACTAGCAGCTCTCGCACAACCATTAAATGTTGCTTTAGTATATCCACTACCACTCCTATTAACAACGAATCCAGTAATTTCTTCTAAACCAGATTCTACTGATGCTTCGGCTTGAGGAGGACTTTGAATTACGACTGTAGGTGGCGTTGCAGCACTATATCCTGTACCAAAATTAGAAACATTGATATCAGTAATTCTACCATTAAAGATTGATGCCGTAGCAGCAGCTCCACTGCCGCCATCCTCTCTATTATCTACAATATAAACAGATGGAACATCTTCATATCCACTGCCACCACTAAGAAGTTCAATACCAATAACACGTCCATCACCATCAACTTGAGTCTGGAGGACTTGTGCTCCTGTTGGATCGATTATTGCAATTCTAGGAACGGAGGTATAACCTTGTCCAGGATTAAGAACATTTATTGAAGTAACTACTCCATTAGTGATAACTGCTTGGAGATTTGCTCTAATCGCATTATCACCAAGAGGTTCATCGACATAAATTGCTGGTGCCGTTGTATATCCTTGCCCACCATCAGTAATAGTAATACTACCACTAATACTACCACTAACAATAGTTGGTACTCCTATTTTTGCTCCACCAGGTTGTAAAAAACTAACTCTTGGAGTAAATGTATATCCACTACCAGAACTAATAATATCAATACTGGAGATCGATCCATCAACTACAGTTGCTTTCAATTCTGCATTCTTAGATCCTTCAAGAACTGAGTCTTGAATTACTACGGTAGGGGGATTTGTATCACTATATCCTTTACCACCAGAGAGAAGGGTCGCATTCTTGATACCATTTACTAAGGCAGTAGCAGATGCAGAAGAACCGATACCATTAGAATTAATAGTGACTTTTGGTGGATATTGGAATCTATATCCACTTCCATTATTGTTAATGGAAATTGAAGTTAATTGATTGTCATTGATTCTGGCATATCCCAAAGCACCAGATCCAAAAGATGGGATAGGTGCTTCAATGGAATATACAGATAAGAATCTTCCATTCAAAGGTGCTGTATTAAAAATGAAAATATCACCATCAATGAAAAAATCTACCTTAGGGGTTAAAAATTCATTATCATAAACTGCTACGACATATTCATCAACAATGGGTTCATATTTTTCACCATTCCTAGTAAGTTTAAATTCTGTCTTACCTTCACCAAAAGAGTTAGAAATATTATCAACACCGATAATGGTATCTTCAATAAAACCACTCAAAAATGTGATGGATGTACTTGCATTATCATCTGATGCAATTCTTGCTCTAGGTGCAACAGTAAATACAACATTTGTGCCATCAATAACATAATCAATGTTTGGAATTAAAACTTGTCCAAAGACAGTGACAATTAGATGCTGTGCAGAAGGCGGGGCAATAGGATTTGACTGGGAAGTCAAAGGAAACGAACGCTCTACTCCATCAAAGGAATTGATAATTTGAGCAAGACTCGTCCATTTGAGTTTTACTTGCTCAAATGAAATTCCAGGACTTAGAGCAATATTAGGAGCATCTGTCGTGCTCTCATAATAGATTACTTCATCACCAATTAAGATAGAACCATTAGTATCTAAGAACTGATCAACAGATTCTACAACAATAGTATTACTAGTTGTAGAAATTGCTTCTACGACTTTAGTGGCACCATTCAAGATACCAACATCTAACTTATCAATATCTAGATATTGTAAGAAATTATTGACCAAGTTTTGACCAAGACCCGTTTTTTCCTGGGATCTATAGTAGTACTCGATGAACTTATTGAATAGTGGATATTCAGATCCAATAAAATCTGGAGTCTGACTTGCAATCGACTGAGAGACCTTGTTTATATTCATCTAATTTAGAAGCAACTTGTGTTACTAATTGTACCTTGGTTTGTGATGTCTGGAATTTCAATAGTTGTTGGGACTTGATTGAAATCCGTTGGCGTCAAACTATTTAGAGGGATTGTAGGAGGAGCAACTACTCCAATAGGAACAACTGTAATAACAGGTGTAACTATGTTAATAACTGTTCCTGGAGTAGTAGCAGGAATGGTTGAATTGTTAGCAGGGATAAAGGAAACAGGAATTTCAATATTGACTGGAAGTGTCGTGGTATCTATTACAGTACCAATTCCAGTAGTAACATCTTCAGGATTTATCTGAACTGCTGAATCTGGAGGAACATTAGTTCCAGATCCAATAACATTGATAGGTCCGAAACAAATTTGACCTGTATCATAATTTACAGTTCCTGCAGTATCATTAGTATAAATTTTTCTCGTCCCTGTATTATAGAACGTCCTCAGATTGCCAAACCCGTCATCTTCAAACTGTTGATCAACTCCAGGTCTATTGGCGGTTCTAAAGGTTCCTGAGAGGAGTACAGGTTCTTTTTTGCAACTGCCATCACCACCATCTTGACTAGGAGCACTGTTATAAAGATCAGATCCTGTAGAAATACAATAAGTATTAGTCTGATTTGTAGTTGGTTTAATATATTTTAAAATTGTTGTCTGTAGAGAGATATCACTAACACATTTGTTTGACAGTGTTACTGCTTTCTCAAAATCAGATGCCCTAAACGTAGAATTGAAATTATTGATATTAGTTTGTGTCGCCCAATCAACAATTGCAGAATTGATATCTGTTTCAATTTCATTAGGATTGGATCCACATCCAGTATCATATGTTACAAACAACTTCAAGTTGATGTACATGTCATCTGGATCTGTAATAACAGGATCAATAGATGCCATTGAATATTGTCTTAGATTCGCTTGAATCTCATTTTTAGTAGCATCATTCAGTACTGTTCCTGTTTTCGTTTTGATAGCAATATAAACTTTTCCGTAAATAGGAGGATTTAATGCATCACCACCATATGCAACAACAGAAGATGCATTAGCGTAAATATTTCTTGTGATTACAGCATAATCTTGCGCTGTAACTGCTCTATACTGAGCGGAGTAATATCGTGGAGCGTTATACTTAATAGATTCGATAGATTCGGCAGGAGCTCCTTGCTGAGACTTATCCTTTACCGTAAGTTTCGCTAAACCTGGAGAGTATGTCTGTCCATTACTATCAGTAAGTCTGCCGATAAACGTGAATTTGGAGACTTCATTTGCTTCATTACCAGAAGTTACAATATACTCAAACTGTACAACTTCACCATCTTTCAATGCACGCCCTACACTATCATCACCAAATTTAATTTCATATCGCATATCTTCCCCTTCAGAAAGAAAATATGCTCTAGTAGTAGGAGTAAGGTTAGTAACAACCTCAACCTTATTATAAAGATCGAATGTGGTAGAAGATTCGTTGGGTTTTACCTTTACGGTAAGTGTTGAAATATCAGCATCTTCTGTAGGAATTATATAATTTTGAGTTGCAAACGTATTTACAATATATTCAAATTTGATAATGGCACCTTCATACACTAACAAACTATCAAATACTGCTAATCCAGTAGAAGCATTGACATTTGCAGTGATATTCTGTAAAGTATTCCATACATAACCACCACCAGTCGCTACAGAACCTCTTCCAAGGGTGACAGTGGATGGATATACTCCATTTGATTGTGTTGTTTGAATAGTTAGATATAAACAAGCCTTAGACGTGCTAACCGACCTTGGAGTGTAATTTAACAGTTTGGCAATATTGACAACATTATCCCTTACCGTAGCAGACGGCAAAAATACTTCATTCAATGCCATGTTAGCATTAAACGAAGTATAATAAGTATTATATGCTAGGATGTCAATTAAGTAGGATAAAGACGATCCATCAAAATCGTAATCTGTAAATTCTTGTCGAGTTCTCAGATATGATTTGATTGAAGCTTTTATATCCTCAAAATCTAATGCTGTTAAATTATTCGGTTGCATTATTCAGGTCTCTGTAAAACAAATTGGATTGTTTCAACAATAGGTAACCCAACAACTTTGTATTCAATAGTAACATTTAATTTGTTACCCTCATAAACTGGAGTCACAATAACATTTGTAAGTTGTACTCTAGGTTCGTACTGGTTAATGGTATTTATGATCTCTTCCTTGAGAGAATCTGCAGTAAATGGATCTAGAGGTTCAAATAGTAAGTCATTTACTCTAGATCCAATTAAAGGTTGGAATGGTTTTTCGCCAGGTGTTGTCAAAATTAGGTTTTTTACTGATTGTTTGATAGAATTATCGTTTTTTACGACAGATGCATCATCAGTAAAAGGATTTTTAGCAAACGAAATTGCCAAATCTACGAATCTTCGTGATTTTTTAAAATCCTTACCTGCAATTTTTCTTAACGCCATTGTTTTTTGCTATCGGAACCCATTTTTTCCATATTTTCCCGATATTTGTCCAAATAGTAGTCAGATTTGGTATCTGTGATTAGTACAGAAGTGCCAAAATCCCTCTTCATTAACTCTGGTACGTTATCAGGAACGTGATTTAAAGCCATAACCCCACTAATAAATTAAAATAGAACTTTTAGAGGGGTTCTATCCCTTATTATTTATCGTCCTTGGCCACGATAACGTTTTTTGGCATTATTTCTACTAGTAGAACCATACTTTGTGTGCTGACCAGATCCCTGACGTGATTTTTTGGGTTGGGATTCGATCATATTACCGCCGCTAAGCGATTTTTTCATTTTTGCCATAATTAACCTCCAATAAAAACATTCTTGCTTGATCCTGTTATCACAGACAAGCAAGGAAAAGCAGTGGTTCCATCTCCGAGTGGATCACCGAAACGTGTTGCACGTCTTCCTCCAATCCAAACCGTCTTACTAGTTGCAAATGCCTTCCTAGCATGTCCAACAGAAGGTTCCCTGCCACCAACTACTCCCTGAGTACAATGCCATGCAGGGGTATTTAATGTAGTAATACAGTCATTACGAACAGATGTCGTAGAAAACTGAGTAGGTGTTGGATGAGTAGTCAGAAGATCCTGATCTACTATGGGTACTTGAAGATTAATGAACACTCTAGCAGCTGCTGAAAGAGCAACACCAAAGGGTAGTTGTGATAATGGTGGCCAGATTGCAACTGCATTAACTGCAGGAAGAGGAACAGCATTGACTGTTAGAGTAAGTGGTTGATGAGGACAATCGGGTAGAGTTCCTCCTCCAAGACCAGGGTGATGAGATGCTCCAACACCAGTTCCATGACCACTGCAAGTGCCCATGAATATTCCCGCCATAGTTCCAGGCATAATTCAATCGTCGAATGGGTTACCGTATGCTTCAGTTGCCAGTATAACAGTTTGTGCATCCCTAGTCAAGTCATGGAACATTGTGATTGTTCCAGTTGCTGTCCATTCTTGTGCTCCAGGTCCAAGTAATGGTGACATCAAATACGAATATGTGGATGTAGAGTTAATGGCAGCACCATTTTCATCTACTTCCCCTGTAGGATCTTGTGATGTCGATCCAGGAGTAAGAGCTGGAGGAGCACATGTGATATGAGCACATCCAATATCTTGAGGGATGCAATTTAAAGAAACTTCAATTGAAGTTTGCTTCGCAGGATCTGGACGATACTGTCGCATAACATATTTAGTAAATGCAGACGATGTTGGTAGATTCGTAAAACTTCCATTACACGTTTCGATAAAAACTTCATCTTTCACAGAATACTCAGGAATTACTTTTTGTGTGATAGTATCAATATCACTATTAATCCTTTTTTTAGTAGATTTCTTATTGTCTCTAATTACATTCTTACGCTCACTATCAATATCAGTATCTTTAAGATAAGAAAGATCATAATCAACTATCATAATCTCTTTCAATGGTTCTGTAGCATCCGAACTATATTTTTGTTGAGATAACTGTCTAATACGTTCCCTATCCTTATCATATTTGGGTTCCAATTTTGGTTCTGAATACTTAATATCAGTTTCCTTTGGAATCTGACTATATGAATCATCTATAGCTTGTAAATCCTCTGCTCTTACAGTAACTTGACCTTCAACGTCAGATTCACTCGTAGGAAGACTTTCTAACACCTCTTGAAATTCAGGAACTAAATCACCACGATATCCCTCATTAGGATGTGTCAAACTAACAGTTTCAAAAATATTCTTTACAAAAACATTAGGAGGATCATCTGCATTATACCCAGAACCACTTCTCTTAATTACTACAGATGACAAAGAACCCCCTGTAAAAGTACCTTCAATTACAGCATCTCTCTCGCCACTACTAGCATCCTCTTCACTAGGAGTAGATGCTGCTTCCTGGATGACAGCAGGATTGCCATCAGGATCTTGCCACTGATTATCTACCCATGAATAAACAACGCCGTTAAATGTATATATAAATGACCCATCAAGTGCTTCACCAAAAGTATCGGGGAAGTTAATCTCCACCTCTAGACCATCAGAAAATGTAGGAGTTGCACTTGATGGAGATCCATTAATTTCAAGTATTGGTTTTACTTTTAAATCAATAAATCCACTACCAGGATTTGCTGCGTCCAATACTCTAATTGTTGCATTTGTTGCAGTTCCTGAAGGTTTCGTCGCGCCAGGAATTGTAAGTAAATCCCCTGATTGATATCCAGATCCAGGATTTGAAATAATAACCTGACTAATGCTACCATCATCACCAGTTCTGATGTTTGCAGTAACACCAGATCCATTACCTCCACTTAATGATACATTATCTGCATCACTATAAGAGTCTTCTAAATTATCCTCAATTGAATTTATATCAACTTTGAGGACTTCTCCGTTAAAAGATAACCCACTTACGCCTCCATTAGTTAAAGTTACAAATGCACTCGGTTGAATAATAGTATTAAACGCATTTTCCGTATTTTTATTTAAATCAGCAGTACTGAACTGCAATGATTTATTTAAAAATTCATATAATCCAACTAAACATGCGCGATCTTTAATACCATATCCCGCAACTACAGTGACAACGTGGTTCCTGTCGGATGTATATTGCGTATCTTTAGTAAAATCAGATCCATTACCATCAACGTATATTACATGATACTGAAAGTTATCAACATCAGTATGAAATACGCGGGTAACTGTATGTCCATTGAGTGTATCATTAACTCGTAAGATATCAAATCCCGTTTGACCTGTTACATTTGTAATTGGACCAACACTCGTAACTTTTATATTTAATGTAAGAACACTATCTGTACCATCATCATGTCTATGAGAATATGATAAGGTAAAGACATCATTTACTGCATACCCAGTTCCAGGATTTATTAACTCATCTATAATCCATCGAGTACCTGAAAAGACTGTGGTTGCCCCAGTATCATCAAAAATAGGTCTGATCTTTGCCTTGACAACAAAATTAGACTTTGTTACCCCAGAAGTAAAATCAAAGATTTCAAAATCATCTAATGATTCATCTCCTGTTTTCCATGGATTTTGTGATGACTCGTATATAATACCTGTTGAATTCTTCTTGTCCCATGCTTCAGCATAAGTAACGCCGTCATAACTTACCTCAAAATCTGTAACACCATTAGGTAGAATTGTTGATAATTCATCATATGATACTACAATCTTTTTTGAGTCAGTATCAACAGCAAATAATGTTGGATGAGGACAATCAACGTCGCCCGTTAAATCTTCTTCTGCTGTATATGTTAGTAATGTCTTTTCTGGTGTTGATGTAAATGCTGTACAAGGACGACAAATCTGACGACTACCACCACTTGACGTACTAGTAGATTGTCCCGTTCCTGGATCAGGAGGACCAGGTGTTGTCGTACTTCGAGTCTCAGTCTCAATATAAAAACATGGAATTCCTATAATTCCACTATTAACTGAGGTATCATACAAATATGAAAACCAAGTATCTGAAAAACAATAGTCGAATGATAATTCATTCGGAAAATAATCTAGTATAGTCTGTGGAGTTTCGGATATACCATCAGGACGTGTAAATACACTCCTACAACTACTTGGTTTTGATATCTTTCCACAATTTGCAGACGATGATCCAGTTCCTGATCCTGATATTCCTGCCGTTCCAGTGGAAACATCAGCATCGGTGAATGGATACATCACATTGTTATCTTCTCGACCAGGTATATTATACTTCCCTGCTCGAATAGCATTTACAGGATACTCTAGAAAACTAAATGTAACTCCTGATCCAGCTGGTGCTGTGTAATTATAACAGTGGTCTGGGTTTGCTCCTAAACCACTACAAATCCCAAAGTCATACCCACCGCGAGTCTTACACCCCATCTTCTAACTCCCTTAACCTTTTATAAATTTCATCATAATTCTCTTTAGTATTCAGATACTCTGTATGACCTTCTGGTTTGTAGTATGTCTTGTCAGGGGTAGGTAACTCATTCACATGGTTTTCTACCTGTTCTAGACGCTTGTGGATCGCTAGGAGACACTCATTGATTGCTTGGAGTGCTTCGTTAAGTTCATATTCAGTTGCTGGAACGGGATTAGTCATTCTTCAGTAATTTCTCGTAAAATAAATCCTTCTTGGTCTGGTGTTAAATCGTACCCTAATACGGTCCCTATATCCCATCCCAATTCTTCACATAATTCGTAGGGTATCGTGAGAGTAAGATCTCCATAATCATCCTCTTCTAACATTGTTGTGAATCTCTGGGACATATCTTTATAAGCGGTTGCGTATTTGTGGATTGTCTGTGGGATTGTCTTCTTTCCACTCCTTCCATAATTTATATAGATCTTTCTTGTCTTTTACTAAACCTGCTGATGCTGCATAGTCTGCACACTCGTACATCCTGGGATCTAACATACCCTCCAATCTTATCAATTGCTCTAAACACCATACACGCTCATCTTGACGCTCTACACGAGTCTTGGGATCCATTTTTTACCTCAGAAAATTTTTTAAGTTTATCTTGATTATCTTTACACTTTCCTTTATACACATCCAAATATATTCAACCTCCTCCTCTCTTGTAACTCCTGAAAAATTTTTTGAATTCATCTCGATAACTTTCAAGCGATTGGGAACCTTTGTAGGTTAGGGTAGTGGCTTATTTTATATTTAAGGGGGCCCATTTTAACTGCTAATTAACATTAATCCACTGCCCTCTAAGTATAATCGAAGAACCTCAGAATGTCAAGGAGTAAGGTACATTGACTTCTCTGTAGATTCCTCTACTATTGTCATAATCCATCCGATGTGTTTGAGATAGTCAAAGGGAGACATTCTCTCAGTATTTGGGTATCTCTCTCCCCTACCTTCTCTTACACCGTCGAGGAATACTTCTAGGTCATAGACTGATGCGAATGACCCTACAATCTCCTGAGAGTCATTGTGAATTAAGTAGTGCATTTCTTAGAGGGGAATGATAGTTACTTAGAGGTTGTTCTGAAACCCTACAGTGTTATTGTACCATCTATTTGATAGTTTGTCAAGTCCCTCTGAGTGACACTGTGAGACGAATGATTAGCAATGGTGATGATAAGATTCTCCGAGTATTCAGAGGACTTGACAGATCGTTGAGTGACGTGCTAAGAGTACAACAGCAGAGGACATTAAAGGTAGATAAAGAACACTAATAGATTTATTAATAGTTTTCCACAATTTCCGCATTATCTGTGGAAAAGTAATATTAACTGTCAGAGGGGTTTAGATATACGTCTTTCCAGTAATGTCGATATACGCATAGATTAACCTGATTAGTATTACGTTTAGCATTAACTTGTTCCTGCGGTAGTTTGTCCCACTCTCTGATAGTAATTGTGATGTATTGATCCCCTATAAAATTAACTCTACCAGAGTAATGTTTATATGATACATGTTGCCCTTGAGAGAAGTCTTTCATCTGTGGAAAACTTTAGTAAAGAGATGGTGTATTACTTAGGGTTGATAATATTCCCCGATTGATTTACTAAGAGTAATAAGTTGTTCATGAATAGTATCAATAATAGACCTTACATTATCTTCTTCTCCTAATAGTGAAAGATGATCAACTTCAATCCAATCATGTATATTAATTGTACTATCTGTATATTGTGGTGTAAAGAATAAGGTGCCTTCTGAGTCAATAGAGTAAGCACAACCGAGGGAATCTTCAGAGAGGATGATCATAAGAGGAT